ATGGAAATGCCGCCAGAAGTTAAAGAGCAATTGGAAGCACTTGAAAAAATAGTGAACGAATTGCAGCTAAAATATCACGAGGAACTGTACAGAGTAACTAAGCCCTACGTTGAAGAAATTATCCGCATCCGTAATTGGTATCCAGCGCCATTTGTAGTTGATTTGAGAGCTTTAACCCACCCCCAGCCGAAAGCTGGTAAATAAGGAGAAGAGAAGATGAAAGTAACTTTGAAAATTGAAAAAGAATATGACGCTGTTTATCTAGGCGCACAATGCGAAGTTCGCTATTGGGAAGATGCGAAGGTTAATGGTGTTGAAGATGAAAATGGCGACCTTATCCCATGCCGTTCTGGCGACACTTGGGAGCCTAAAATAAGGCTAGAAGACGGAAAAATAATGAACTGGAAAGACGGTGTATCCGCTGAAATCCATTACAAAGTATGTGATGCGGGTGTTTACATGCTTCTTGACGGTGCGGAGGATTTAATTGTCGAAAAAGATGGTTATGTACCTTCTATGATGTGCCCAGAAGGAGGCGGTTACGGCGACTACATTATCATGAATGTAAATGCAGACGGCATGATTGATAAATGGAAAGCTGATTTTGACGATTTTCAAGAGGAAGACTAACACCCAGCGGACGGTGATATGTCCGCGCTATTATGGGGGCTGTAGCTTAAATGCCTAGGGGTAATCAATGCGACATCCCGAAGTCTAGTTGGGTAATGCCATAGACCGCCCCCACCAATAGCCCCTTGCATGGAGTGCATCTGTTCCCGTTAGCGGGTGTACTCCATGGAATGGGTAAACTGTGCAGATGGCAGAGGGCTAAGCGGGATTCGTCACCCGTGAACACCGAGAATGACAATATCTCTGGTCTCGCCCTGCCCCGTTCCAACCATTAACGCCTACGGGCAGAAGGAGATTTTATGTGTGAAGAGTTAGAATATAGCCGTGATCTACATAGGGCTATCGAGTCTTTTAAAAAATTAAAAAACCTATCAACGCATGACCCATTTTTGGAAGTGTATTCTGATAACAACCGATTAGTTGCAAGAGTAAGTGAAGCAGACTTTGATTTAGTCATTGCCGCCGCTGAAAAGATAATTTTCGAACACAAACCAAGGATTGAACCATGACCACCCTAAAAGACAACCTAACCCAAATCCTAACAATCGCGGCAGACTGTGACGATGATGTAACAGCCGATCTAGCGCAAAAGGCGTTGGATTGTTTGAGCGTTGATTTGGAGGGGTTGAAAATGGACGCGCTTAGAACCTACAAAAACAAAAGTGGCTATCAGATTGAAGATGGATCACATGATTGGGAAAACTGTGCGTTATTTTTTGACCACCTATCCCCTCTAATCACAAGAGCGCCGAATGAGGATGCTTTGCGGGCGCTAGATCGTTTTAATATAAATTGCCTTGGTTTTATTGACGGTTATAAAACAGTTGAGGAGGATTTTGAAACAATTCGCGCCGCACTGGGAGGGAATAATGAGTGATATGCCTGATGAAATTTACGCTATACCGTATACAGAAAAAACCGATAAAGAAAGCCCTGATTGGTGGCATTCTTCATGGGGTCCAGACGGAAAGAACGGCACAAAATACGTCCGAGCCGACCAACTCACCACCCTAACCGCCGAAAACGAGCGGCTTAAAGAACTGCTTGCTCAAGTACGCAAGTCCGAAGCGCGTGGTGTAGATATGAAATGGATTGATGAAGCGAAAGGCGCGGACACATAAAATCTATACCTAATTATACCTATGCTTTACATTAACCCCGAGCCACAAGCCCATCTGATACATCGCCAATAGCCGCTATGTTCGCAGTAGGCACGATTGCTATACCGTATACAGTACCGTCAATGTCGAAGGAAGCAGACGCGCCGCCCCGTCCGAATTGGTCAAGGTCTGATAGATCAACCCCATCTATCCTGATAACCGCATTTCCATTGCCTTGTATGGCGCTATAGGCATCGGCTCGCGTTGTTATCTCCTGCTCGACACCGTTGACGTATAGTGTCGGCGTTCCTACATTCCTGAACCACTCCTCACTTGTAGAACCCGACTGGCATATCAATAAAAAGGTGGATGGGGAATCGTTTCCAGCGAATGAAAAGCTGGTAGGTAATGTATCAGTATTCATGTAAATCAGAATGGAACAATCACTCGACCATCCAGCGGCCATTTCAAACAACTCACTATTAACGGCATCAAAATCAACACCGCCCGATACTTTCTCCGGCTCTTTACCAGAGAAGCCTGTTATATCATTACCGCCGCGAATATCCAGCCACGTATTAACACTTGTCCCTGTGGCTTCAATCGTATCGGCCAATGCGCCATCATACCAGTTTGCAATATTATCCCATTGCGCGAACATTTCCATGTAGTCGTAGTCAATGTCGGATACATCAAACAATGCGGGCAGCACCAAAGCAGATTCATTCACGGCGCGGCGCATATACCCGATATCATCCATATGAGCCGTAGTGCCGTCACCATTGATATCGGAATTGTCCACAAACACATATCCGCCAGCCGTTGCAACATTCTCTAAGGCTGTATTAATTGCGTTCCATTGCGCTTCGGTCACTCCGAATGTGCTTTCTAAATACGCTTCCCAATTCATGAGAGAGCTGATAACCCAGTTGTAAGTTTTACCCATAGCGGCGTGGATTTCAGCAATCGTTGTCGTCATATAGGCTTGATAATTAGCGGTAGAGAGAGCGCCAATAGCATCACTTTCTCCGTGCGCCCAATCAATAAAGCTTAATGTCCCGATCTGTTCAGCGGCCTGCAAACGTAATAATGCAGCCTGTAAATTAATCCCGATCTTGAAAAATCCGCTCGTTACTCCCGCGTTATCCGCCCGCCATTCGCCATCGCCCCCCAAGCGTGTTGACCCCTTTGCGGCAGGCACAGCAAAGAACTCGTTTGCGACATTCGCTTCTAAAATATCGAGGAAAAAGCCCGTAGTAGATACCGTGCCAATTGTGTCGTTATCCAGCGCATCACCGTATAAATTCCCAGTCGGATCGTGGGAGTTGTCGGCGTAATCCGTGTATGTTCCGTTTAATTTCAGAAGCTTCCCGCCGTTGTAAGATACTGTGTACGTAGTTAATGGACCGTATTGAGGGGATTGACCGAGAAGCGCCACACCCTTGCGATCTGCGTCATATGATACAGGCGGCGTTGGAAGTGAAATAGGCTGTCTGGTTAATTTGCGCGTTGCTGTCGCGCCAAGGTCTTGATCGTATATCTCGAATTTAATCAAGGTCACATCTTCGGTTATGCCCGTACCGTCTGAAAGAGCTTGCAGGATATTAACTTTATTCAGGCTTGAGAAGTCTGGCGCGTCATAGCTATCTGGCGTCCAAATTGCGCGGAATCCATTCTCATAAAACTCGATCAGTCCTGTGGAGCTATCAACCCGTACGGCTGTTCTGTACAGGTTCGCCGTGAAAACAGTTGCATTGATTGTGTCGTTAATTTTCTCAACACCCGCTTTTTTAGAACGCGTTGCCTTTGATCCGCCCGCATTACGCCATATTCGCAAATCGTTATTAGTGGAAGATCCATCATTAATAGCAAATAAGTGTGACCCATTCACCGCTGTTTGTGGGCTGGTATCCGTGTACTCAATGAAAATAGTAAACTGGTCGCCAAAAGTATGATCGAGCGTTGTCGCTTCATTTGTTGTGTAGCTTAGGGATGGCTGCACACCCACAGTTCGCGAGCCGCCCATAAGCTGTAAATTTAATCTTCCTAACATTGCTCGCACTCCTTACAAATTACCCGTGGCGCTCCGTCTGCGTGCAGCGCCGATTGTTTCAATATCCCCGTCATGGTGAAATTACAGATAAGGCAGGGGAGGAAGCCATCACTGTTTATTACGAGCGTTTGCGTCATTTCACTCTCACTTGATCGCGTAAAACTTTATAATCTTTCAGAAACTCCACCGTCATTGGCGCAATCACTTTTCCCTCTTTATCGGTAATTTCATCATGAACTTGCGCGCGCTGCTCTTTCGTATAAGCAGGAACGCTAAATCCGTTGTTACCAGTTGTCGTCTTGAAGCAGCCCGTTAAGAAAAGTATTGGTATCAGGGCGGTTATTAGCAATTTCATTTCGTTTCTCACTTACTTCTACAGATTTAACCAGAGCGTCCTTTTCAGCGGCTTTGTAGCCCTCGTTGTGGATATACCAGACAGAGAACGCTAAAGCCGCTACAGCAAGCCCGTAGCCTATCCAGTGGCGGTATTTAATAATGAATGGTAATATCATGTTCGTTTATCCCAGTATGCAGGGTAATCCCGCGTGTCTATGTGTACAAAGCTGTCATAATCCCCAAATCCCTTGAACCCTGCCTTACGTGCGGCGGCGTGGATTTTATGCCTTGGAAGCCACTCTGTAATGGGTATGTCAAACGCTATACCCTGTAGGTGCATACTGTTCTTTGCTCCCCCTACATTGGCGTTGTGGACTTTGCAGCGGTATGCGGAGTTGATAGAGATAGGCACCTTCAAATCATCCCGCATTACCTGAATAGCATCCCAAGCCTTTACCGTGTCTTGTGTGAACAGGATATTCCCGCAGCACTTACAGGCGAACTCTCTAGGCTTAAATCGCGGCCAGTTCCACTCTATGTACTTTTTGGCTTCATCGTGGGGAAAGGTTGTCATTTGTCCCCCTTATTGATAAACACCGCAGTATTGCCCAGAATAGGCGTGATAAAGGCCGCAGCGCCTAATAGGTCAATGCCATTATCAATGCAGTAAAACCCAAAGGCGAATGATGCGAGCGTTGCTACGCCGCCGATCACAACTACAGGGGTTAGGAATTGCTTCATTTCTTCACCTCTAAGTCACGAATACGCTTCTCTACGTTGTCCATCCACAACTCACGCTTGCTCAACTTCCCTTGATTGTCCTCGATGCGCTGGACGTATGGTTGTAAAAGAGAATGAAAGTCCTCCTTGGTAAAGCGGGGCTGCCTTGCGAACTCTTTCAAGTCTGAAATCTGCGCGTTTAATGCTTGTATCTGCACCGTTAAAACCGCGATCTGCTGGCCTTGTGTCGATACATTCATCCCCGCCCAGCCAATCAAAGCGGCAACAACACCCGTTAGTATGGTCTGCGCGTGCTTTTCGAAGAGTGTTATGTCCTTGCGACCTTCCATTATTTATTAAGTCCCTCGAATCCATCATGCGATACGCCGAAAAACACCATCACAAGGATAAGCGCTGCCAGTGATACACCTACGATAATACGGCCTTTTTTCGTCAGGCTGTTTGTCCAAAAATCTTTAATCATTTATTCCTCCATTGCTTTGTTAAAGGCGGTTTCTAAATCTTCGATTGTATCGAATGCCTGGGATGAAAGCGCGGCTTCCACGGCAAAGCATTTCTGTATATGCGTTCCCACCGCTACGGCCACGGCTGATACTTGTTCTGGCGATAAGGTCACAAATCCTTCGGGTGTTTTCCACTTGATAGAAATACCGAGTTGCTTGGCTCCAAGGATATTGGCACGGCTAGCGGGATCTGTTTGTATCTTTATGCCATTGATCTCAATACCGCCTGTCTCGACCTTATAGCGGTATGCGGATAGGTGGTTATCGATTTGGCTTCTTAAATTCCGTGCGTCTTCTAAATCACGCTCTTCTTGTGTCATTGGCATGTCATAACTTTCCTAGGTTTTTGTTATTCCGTATAAGTAAAATTCTGCGCTTAATATGTTACCAGTGGCGAAAAATATTCTCAGCGCATTCACATCAGATTGCGCAAGACGTATACCTGTACCGCCTACGTTAGTTATGTTGGCGCTTTGATTGAGTTGCGTTCCAGATATATCAAAATACGTATATTCAGCATCGGAAGGGGCTAAAATTTTAATTGTGAAATTAGATAACTCACCAGTTGAATTACCATTTCCAAGGGCGCTTAATTTTATAAATGAATCCGCCGCATCACTACTGATAGAGGGGTTAGCATCACCCTGTACAGAGAAGGTTGAAACCCAAGCATAATCCGATGCACCGCTATCAAATGTAGAGCCGTCTGTAGATGTCCTCATTTGTAAGGGAGTATTATCATTCTGAGATTTTACAGAGACACACTCCAAAATATACAAATCATAAGTTCCATCAATCGCAGCATCTAAGTCTAAACCAGAGCCGATATCGACACTCGTATCGCTGCTTGCTGTATAGGAACCCAATAATACAACTCCACCCCCGTTACCATCAACATAAGCCTTGGTAGCCGCATCCTGATCGTTTTCGGGATCTGCAACGTCCACTATCTTCTGTGAGTTTACTGATACGCTTGCCGTGGCTCCTGCGAGGGCTGCGCGGGTAATAGCGTCTTGGGTTGCTTCACTCAGGGCATCGCCATTGTCTATGTCTTTAAAAAGACCCAAATCTAACGCCGTTGGTGTTGCTGCGCTTGCGCCTGATACCGTGCCTGCCACGCCTTGCGCGCCCTTAACGCCTGATACTGTGATTTTCCAATCATCCAATGTTCCAGAGCCGCCAACGCTTGTGACTTCCACGGTTAAATCCGTACCAGAATACGCCGTGACTTGGCCATGCATATAATTAGTTTCGTCTGCATCACTTGCGATTAAAACGAAAACGCCAACATCAAATAGCTTGCCCGCTTGAGTGGTAAAAGCCTTTGATCCTGTCGCGATTTCTACACTTGTTGTAGAGGTGCCTGATAGTCTGGCCGCGCTTAGGGCTGCTGCTGCTTCGCTGGCTGCTGCGTTTGTTTCCGCTGTCTCCGCGTTTGTCTCGGCCAGTTCTGCTGCTGTCTGTGCTGTCTCGGCTAGTCCTTGGGCTGTTTCCGCTGCTGTCTTTGCCGCGATAGCATCATCTGCCGCAACCTGAGCCGCGCCCGCTGCGCCAATCAATGAGAATGGCGCTCGAACCTTAATATTATTATTCCCGCTTGCAGGGGGAATTGTGAATGTTAAAGCCGTACCGCTTACCGTATAGAAGGACGGGTCTATCAGATCAATACCACTGACCTCGCGAATGCTCACATCATCCAGTGTTCCAGTAAAGCTTGATGTACCGAAGGAGATAGTTTGAGTAGACCCCGCAATGATTGTCTCGTGATACGTGCCTGATGCGCTTCGAGCAGTCCCAGCCGTACCGCCGAGGGATAAAGTAATACTACCTGCGCTTCGTGTGATTGTGTAGGTTACAGAATAAGGCTTGCCCTCGATAAGTGTGAGCGTAGAGGATTGCTCAATAGCGGTAGAGATTGCCCCCGTTGCCGTGGCTGTACCTGATGCGATTGTCCAACCTGTGCCTTTTGTCCAATCCGTATCGGCTGCGAATGTACCGTTTTTAACGCATTCCAACTCCGCAGAGATAAATAGGGCTTTTTCGTCATTACCGAGATTCTCGGATAAGGTGAAAGACGTCTCGATGCCATCCCCCGAGAATGATTGAAAGAACCCCTCATTAGTCTCGGTGGCCGCAGAGAACGCCGTTACGTTGTCCGTGGTGCCGTTGTCTATATCCGCATCGTTTACATCACGTAAAACGAACTTATACGCCCCTGTAAGGAAGATAATCGCCCGCCCCGCTGCATCCAGAATAATCGGGTTTGTGTGGGATACATTACCCGCCGCTGTTGTATACGTGTCCTTAGGCGTAGAAGTACCCGCTGCATAGGTGTATAGCTTGCCGTATGATAAAGGATTACCGTCATCGTCTAGGGCCTGGAAGTAGTGCTGTGTGAAAAGTACTGCCATGATTTCTCCATAAAAAAAGCCCCGCTAGGGGGCTGTGTCATTCTGAATGTTTGATTTGTTAGGGTTTTATTTGACGCGCTTCTTTAGTGGTAAGCCTTAAAAGCTGCTCGAGTGATATTCTAGGCTGTGTTCGCATTAATTCTGGGGCGATCTCGACTGCGTCTTTGCTAACCAAGCGCCCTACTCTTGAAGCATCAGCGCCCTTTAGGACTGACGCGCCGCCTCTTGCTGCCTGTGATGCTGCATATCCTGCCGCTGCACCTGCTGGGCCACCTTTAACAGCGCCACCGATTACCATTAACCTGCTGCCTAGAGTACGCAGTACACCTTCAACATTCCCTGTTTTGGCTGCTTTTTGTATGGCTCTTACTTGCTTGGGTGAATATTGATAGAGCTTATTGCTCTTAGCTAATCTTGTGAATCCAGCTTTAATACCTGAAGCTTCGCCACCTACATAGTATTGTGCGTTTTCAAGAATTTCTTCAATGTCTTTTAATTTAGCTTGATTAGCCCATAGTTTAGTTGCTTTTCTATATGCTTCGACACCCTCTGTTGTGCCTTTAATATTATCGGGGTTTTCAACAATTCCCCTTAGTTTTGATTGGATTATATCGTAGCGCCTTGCTATATCATCGTCACCTGTTTTATAGGCCTGATTGACAAGCGATCCGAGCCTTTTATCTATATTCTCGAAGCTTTCAAGGGTCATATTAATATCACTCGCAGAATCAATATTTTTAGAAAATGCGTCTATAGCATCCTCACCTAAGGCCTTCTTTGCGAAGGGGTCTGATATTACTTGCTCTTGAACGGCTTTTTTAAGTCCGGTTGTGGCATCTTCGGTAAAGTCCGCACCTTTTTCACGTCCCACCTTGTAAAGCTTTTGTGCGGCTTCTTTCACTTTTTGCCTGTCGGGGAGGGATTTTTTTGTATTTAGCTTGGAAGCCCCACGTAATGCCGCAGGAAGGCTACCACCAATAGCGGCACCCACAGCGGCGCTGCTAGCAGCAGACGGGAGGCGGTCCATAAGCTCGCCCTCTTCACTGCCCAAACCGTATAATCCACTGGATGCGGCACCTGAAGCTGCACCTTTAACACTTTGTGCTGCCAGTCCACCACTGCCAACCCTAGCAAGTAATGCCTGACCTGCGGGCGTGAAAGCGGGCGCGACCGCTCCGACCACTGCGCCTGATCCTGTTGAAAATGGGCGTTGCTCATAAGACTGTTCTAACTCATTTCTTATGTCTTGTGTAGCATTTTGTCTAAGCTGGGAAAAGTCTTCTTCATTTCCCCTAAGTTTTTGACCGATAGCCCGACCAAATCCGCGCATTTCATCATCTAGACCAAATGAGGTCATGTCTTTCATGCCGCGTGTAAATGCTTCTGGCCTACTAATGGTTTGCGAGCCTTGCTTTAAAAATCTTGCTATCTTTCTAGCAGAATCTGTATCACCAGCCTTATGAGCATTTAAAAGGGCTTTTTCTGCCTGTTCTCTATTCATAAGAATATCTCTCAATTAAACTTTGAATATCATCATCTTTGGTCTGGTTTCTTCCGAACTCATCAAAGCTTAAAGGGTAGCGGAAGCTTAACTCTTCCGCTCTTTCTGGATCAATCGCTCCTTGTGCAGCCATTTGTGATATTTCTTGTGGTGAGCCATGAACTATATCCATGGATGTGTTCCAAACTCTTTTCATATTTTCTTTTAAAACATCGGGCTTTTGACCCACTTGTAAGGAGCCACGCAATTGCATTAAGTATTCTTGCTGCTGAACTGGTACCTGACCCAAAGCTCCACCTGTAGGGGATGATTCCCGCATAGCCTGCAATTCTTGAATTGATATATTCGATTTGGCAGATTCTACCATTTTATCTAAATTATAGGCAGGTGTACCCGGTATCCAGCTTGTAGCTGCACCGGGCATTCCTGCTGCGCCCGTAATGAAGCCTTTTTCTGACTCTTCAAGCATCTCTATCGCTCGACCCATGTCTTGAATAATATTCCCCTCTGCGCGGGAAAGCTGGTCTTGTTTCATCTCTGATTTAGCTTGTGCATTTTGCAGCTCTAATTCAAATTTGTCCCTTTGTAACTGCTCTGCTGATGTCGGAATATCCTGCTGCACTTGCCTTAATTGGCGTTGCTTTTCTACCTCTATAGGAAGCATATCCCCCGCTTTTTGCACATCAACCTTAGCCTTGCCTGTCTCAATGTTTCCTGCTGGGGTATTAAAGAACGGCCCCGTATCTCCCAAGGTCGGCACCCCGTAATTTCTAGGGTTTTGATTAACCATTTCAAAATCAGTTTGTTGGTCTGCCATAGGATTGCGGGGCATTTGCTCTGGAATATTCTGCTGTCCATCTACAGGCGTACCCCTTAACTGCGCTTCCATATCAGCCATGTTCATATTCTTTAAATCGGCAATACTGAAATCATTCAGGCTTCTAGGGCTTTGGTTTGGATTTACACCAATTTCCTGCTGTCTTTGCCCTATGGCCTGTTGTGATGCCTGCACAGGGTCAAGAACGGTAGAATATGGGTTTGGCTGCGTTCTGGCCACAATCTGCCCGTATTCGTTTGGCTCCCAAGAGGTTTTATCACCCTCAATCGTGGACATTGTGCGGATAGCCGCTTCATCTTCAGGCGAAAGTGGTTGGCCTAATGACTTCTTATAAATTGCCACTGTTGCCGCTTGTTTGGGGTCAAACGGGTCAGGCTGATTCATTTTTTTAATCTGGGCTTGCTTTAATTGCATACCCAAGGAATTGCGCTGTTTACGCATTTTAAATTCATCTTGAAGCTGCTGGTATTGATTAACCGATGGTCGAGAGTAAAAATCTTTATATTCCATTATGCAAACATCCCCGTTAGAGAGGCAATTAATTCAGAGCGGCTGTCTCTATTTTTATTGAGACGATCCGCTTGAGCTTGCCCAGAATTGTATTGTAATTCAGCCAAGCCGCCTGCAGCGCCCATACCAGTATTGGCCACGCCTTGAAGCTGCTGGTTTTGCTGTAGCCACTGATTATAAGCATCGTTATATCTCGTGGAGGCTACGCCCTGACCATGTTCCTGTAGGGCTTTCAGGGCTGCGCCTGATTGCGTCATACCTTGCGCCGACATACCCCGCCCTAATGCTCGCTCGCCCTGTTCAAGCTGGAACTGATAGCCCGGATCGTTCTGTAAGTCCGATGGATTAAATCCTGCTGCGAGTGCTTGGGATAGTTGGTTTTGCGCCGACAATCCTGCCTGCTGATAGGGCTGCATCTGTTCTGCTGCTTGTGAGTTAGCATCCAAAAGCCTGCGTTCAATGTCTTTGTTTGTTTGCCTGTTTGTGTAGTCGCCATAGATAGAGCCGCCTAGCTTCAAAGCCTGACCTAAGTTATTCATATTACCTCCTGTGAATGAGCTGCCGCCGCCGCCTGTAAAGTTAGAAAGAGAATTAGTGATTGGATTGGTTGTTCTTGTGACTGCGCCTGCGAGGCCTGTTCCCTGAGTGGGACCCTGTGCGCCTGCAATGCCCGATGCTTTGTCTAATGCTGTTCCTGCGGTGTTTCCGAAGCCACCGCCTTGGTAGTACCCCATACCAGCGCCAGCCGCCCCGCCGAGTGCAGCGCCGCGAATATCACCGTTTGCTAGTGAGCCTGATGCGCCGACTAAACCGCTAGTCAAGGCTGATCTGCCTGCTTCACCTAGTTCCGCTGCTGTTCCCAGAGCATTACCGTATCCACCTGTGAGGCCACCTAGCCCAGCACCTTTAAGAGCGGAGGACAGATCACCGCCCGATGCATAACCGCTTATGCCGCCTTTGACTGCGCCAGATAGAGCCTGCTTTGATGCAAAATTACCTAGCGTTGCGCCAAGGCCACCAGCCGCAGCTGAGCCTAGAGTTGCTGAATATCCAGCTCCTGCGCCTAAACCTGATGGAGCTGCTAATAGTGCATTTGATAGACCGCCAGCACCTGAAATCGTCCCCGCAGAGGTTGCCGCACCTCCCGCCGCTGCCCCGCCCGCCGCTGCCGGAGCCGCTAATGCTAAAGCCCCACCAAACCCCGCCAAAGCAAGGGGAGCCCATTTCATAAACCCGCCAAATGCCTCAGATTTCTGGGAGTTTACGTATTCATCACGCGCTGAGTGTACGTCACCCATCATCCCTTGGCTCGTGAGAATTTGATTTGCTATCTCGTTCTGATAACGCTCATCTAAGTTATAAGGATCAAGCTTGACAGACTGTCCCGCCGCTAGATCTCTTTGCTGCGTGACGCCACTGACCCCGCCCAGAAGCTCAACAAGTTTTGTATTTTTACCTTGTGCGTAATCATCTAGAATTTTTTGAAAATCAGAAGCGCCACTTTGGCCAGCCCGCTCATATCTTGCTATTTGCTCATCAAGTAAGGCTCTGGGTAATTGTGTCGGGGCTAAATAATTCTCGCCAGAAATGGTGATGTAGTCACCATCAACACTCATTCTAAGTTGATCTGCTAAACCCATTTATGTTTCTCCTGCGAATGCAAGGCCGATAACCGTGAGCGGAACCGTCACGGCTGACCAAGTGGGGGGGTAAATTCGATTGGTTGCGGCTTCGATCATCCCGACCTCAGCGCCGCCGCCTGCAACGGCAAAGCAAACACCGTCCGCATTACTGAGAAGGGGGAAGTTGTCGATATACGTAACGCCAGCCGTGGAGCTGGTATTCGTGCCGGGTATGACCTTTACCCAGAACACCGCGATTTGATTTGAAAGCTGGAAGTAACGCCCTGAGATACTCGGAGCGCCTGAAACTGAGAGGTTTACAAAGTTAGGCAACCAATCAATCCCGTAATCACCCTCACTTACAGAGAGGAAGAAGTTCACCCATGACAAATTGGCCTTACCAGTTTCATCAGTAAGGGGGTCGGCAATCGGTGGCTCGTCTATCACGTTAGATAAGAGCCTGTAATTGCTATTTTGGTCTTGCCTGTAATTCTAAGCTTGAAGGTTAGCTGTTTGGTAATTCCGATCCTGCGGAACATCACCTCTTTAAGATATTCCCCAACCCGTCCTATAGACTTCGCAATGGGGTTTGAATAGGTCTTTCCCCCATCCCGAGAGAAGGATAATTCCGCGATAGGATTAGGCGTGTCTGCATTTCCTACACCGACCTCAAAGCCTACGTGAAGGGCTGTAAAGCGTGTGCGCTTCATTTCATCGCTGATATGGGTGTAAACTCTCTCCCGTGCGATTTCTCGTCCGTTATCGGAGTAGTAATCCATATCCATGTGATAGATATTGCCGTTCCTGCGATCTCCGACTAAATGCTTACCAAAGGCGTAAATATGACAGCTTCCAAGGTGCTGCTCGAAATTACCGTCTGCATTTAAAAACGCTCGTTCGTGCCATTGCTGGGTAGAAAGGTCATAAACAAGGGAAGTCTCTAAACCGCCACCGCTAAAGACGATATGAACTGCGCCCTCTTCCTGATATGCCCACGTATAAATGTCCTGAGGGCTTGAGGCCTCTTGTATTTTCTTCTCAATCGGAGTTGTTGAAATCCTACTAGGGCTAAATCCGTTCGCTCTAAACACAACGCCAGCGCCGAACTTATCGCGCCCGACCCATATTAATGTATTGTCAATTTCCAATACTGAATGTTTCGCGTATAAACCTACGGCGATAACATTCGATCCAACCCGCCTAAACGGGAAATCCGCAGCCCCTCGGTTGCTCCAAGGCTCCAACGTAGTCTCGCCAAACAACCATAACTGACCCAAGGCACTAACAGGCGCAACAAGGTAATCAGGCCTACTCTCTGCCGTGGCAAAGTCTAAAGGATTCCAAGTTGATAGATTGTTAATCCCAGAGATATAAAATCTGCCGCTGTCATTCTCGTTTACAATGAAGTACCCATCGAGATTAGTGACATACCCAACCGATGCGGGAAGCCCCGAGGAAAAGACTTTCGTAAATACGTTCGAGTTATACGTGAATGAATAAAGATTATTCCCATCACATATTGCGAGTTCTCCAACGCCCTCGGCCATTGAGACCGTACCACTGGAAGACAGTAAGGAGCCTCTATTCTCAAAGCTGCCATCTTCCATAACCTCGACCAAAGAAATACCCGAGACGAAGAACGCTCTATTATCGCCTGATTTAAAGGCTCCGCGGTGTGGACCCGATCCCGAAGTAGAGAACTCCAAAAGCCCGGGCGTTCCATACATTGATGAAACTTCTTTCCCCTGCTCGTCCATTACGGGATAAAGGTTAATACTTCTCTGCGCGTTAAATGGTAAGGATCGTTGGTCATGGGTCGGGCCGACTAAACCTATCTTCATCTATAACCTGAATAGATATTGAAGTTATAAGTGCCTTTCGGCCAATCCATCGTTCTGGACTTGGATACTTGTTTAAGAAGCACCGCTTTAGCCTTTTGTGCGCTGTCTGCTAATTCTGGGGAGATTGACACGTTATAATCAGGTGCCTGCTCAATACCGAGCAACTTAACAAGCATTCTCTTCCAACCAGGGGGAAGATTAATCACTGTATTCAGTGTAAATTCTGTAATGGGCTTTTCAGACAGTATATAAAGCGTCCCTGATGGGCGTGGGTAGAGTTTAAGAACCCCAATAGGAAAGCCGTTGTTGTAATTGTAAAACTCGCCTGTAGAGCCTTGTGTGTCTTTAGAGGCTATGTCAGCGTATTGCTGGTCACTCAATGATGTGAGGGGATAATCGGTCGTTCCACTACGGACATAAGCGGAGATAATCTGAATGAACGGGACTGTATCGAAGTCCTGCCCTGCGCCTACCGTGTATTGAATAGCGCCCGTTAATGGGAAATTCTCTTCGGTCCGTGAGAACACCATAAGACCTTCATTCGCCAATGATTCCATAAGGAAATTAAGCGCATCGAGGCCGTCTGTAATCTCAATAGCATCGGGGGTTTCCCCTGAGGATATCGCCCCGATGCCTTGTAGAGATTTGGTGATTAAATCACGCGCTGTGGTCACTTAGATGCCTTTTTTGGCTCGTCAGTTTTCCAGCCATCTTTTTTAAGGCGCTCAATGACCTTTGGATTTTTGATATCTTTCTCGATACCGTCTTTCGTCAGCTTCATAATAACTCCTAGTCGATTACATAAGTTGTGGGAACGCCGTTTTCAGGGCGTGAGATTTTGAAAATGTAATCCCCAGCCGTTGGTGTAACACCGCCAGCAGTAGGGTTTACAAAGGTGATACCAACGGTATTAGCCGCAGTAACACGAGCAGCAGCAGCCACAACACCTGTCTCATGACCAGGTGGGGACACTGTTACATGATCGTTTAGATTGACACCCGGAACGGTGAAGGTTTGCTCCGCTGTGGTGATGGTCGCAACTTCGGCAGGGGTAATTGTTGCTTTAACAATGTAACTCCCTAAAGTGTTGCCTTGTGTGATTCCTGTAGACATAGATTTTCCTTTCAAAGAAAAAGGGAGGCCGTTAAGCCCCCCTAAGTAATTAACCCGCTGCGCGAACCGCCCATTCATCTGCTCGAACAGGTGCTAAGCCAGCAAGAATATCAAAGCGCATGATGCTCTCGGATGTCTTGATGTCAAAACCACGCAATGCGCGTACTGAAATACCATCAACGGTTTCAGTCGCCGCGAAATCCATACCCTTTGGTGTATACAAAGGAACAGATACAAAGCGGAATGCGTCTTTGTGGTAGCAGAGGTTTTGCTGGTAGGCCGTGGAAGCGTTACCGAAGAATGTCAGTGTGCCTGTTTCATCAACAGGTGCAGCTGATACATTCTGACGTGAGTCGGTGGATGTATAGTAAATCGCTGGGGAAATCTTCAGTGTTACAGAGTTACCAGCGGTTTCAGTTACATCTTCCGTTACAGTGAACTGCTTCAAGTTAGGCAAAGCCTGCTTTGTCAAAGGATGGACATCATACACTCCAGCAATAGTAAATACTGTACCGCGTGTGATTGTCGCACCTGAACCAACGCCATCAACACCCAGCGTTGTCATCCCATTAGAGATAGCAACAACAGAGGCCTCAACCGCGACGCCAGATACATCGGCACCATTTGTGAAAGTCGGCAAAAGATTAGAGCGCAGATAAGTGAAGCCCTCTCCAACGCCGATAAAGCCTTTCTTATAGATTTTAGCGATTTCTTCTGATGATTGGAATTGACCCTTACGAGCATTTGAAGTTGCTGTATTTGTCTTTGGGTTAATCATTGCAAAAAGCTGATCATCTTCTGGTGCTAAGTTTTCAAACAGTCTTTCACCAGCTTCTAAGAACTGGGCGATAGAGCCAGATTGAACGCCCGCAGTACCGACAAGGTTAGAGGTCAAGGCGCAAGCCTTCTCTAGAGCCCACTGATCCATATTTGCAGCTAAAGCATTCATTGCGGGAGCAACAAACTCGTCATTCCAATACTTGATTGGTTTGTCATATGCTGTTTCCAGAGAGTTCATCTTGAAAGACACATTGGCTAGCTTATCAAGTACAAGAGCTACCTTCTCTTGCTTTACGTCTTCCATTGAGGACGTAATATCAAGTGTTGAACCAACAGAGAATTTTGTGGGCTTCTTGATATAAACAGTATCGCCCGGGCTTGCGGACTCATACTGCTTGCGGAAAGTGGCATCGTCTTCTTTAGAGATAGAACGAATGAACTTTGCTTTTTCTTTAAGGTGTGCCGCAACGAGCTTGGCTGTTACACCGGGCGCGTTCTTGGCGGTTAATACTTCATTTGACATTTATTTTCTCCATAAAAAAGCCCCAGAAAGGGGCTGTTGTGTTTAAGAAACGGAGGCGAGTAATTCGTCTGCCGTCATGCTGTTGATGTCCTTTGAAGCCTTACCAGTGCCTTTTGCTCCCTTGAGTGGGGCAGGCGCTTGTGTTGTGGGCTTCGTAAGGTATTTCTGGCCTGCGTACTCCGCTCTTGCTACGGCCATAGCGGCTTGAGTCGGGCTCATGCTCGCAAGGCTTTCAAGCTCTCCGGTCTTAACGAGGTGATAAAGGGCAAGTGCGCCTTGATCTGCCTCTTGGATGGCTTGGGCTACAAATGGGGGTAGGTCTTCCAGTGCTTCTCCGCCGCTTTGAAAAGCCATAGCGGCATCGGGTATTTTCTGTGATAACTCTTGGGCTTGCGTTACAACGGTTTGAACCTGTTGTTCTGCGTAGAGTTTCGCTCGAAACTGTTGCTCCAATTGCTCTTGGGATAGTGGCTGCTCACCTTGTGGCTGCCTGCCTTGTTGAGCTTGATACTCAATTTTGGCGTTGATGAAATCCATTACGGAATCAAATTCATCTTCTTTTGGTGGTTTAGGTGCTTTGAATGCTTCAAGCTCCTTGCGCGTTGCTTCATATTGCTCACGCTCTTGTTGCTGCTGACGCTTAAACTCCTTAAACTGGTGCTTCTGCTTTTTCGCGAGGTTGCTTACAGTCTTGTACTGTTGCTGTATTTCTTCATAGCGGGCTTTGTAATCCACATCGGATTCGCCCTCCTGTTGCTCCTCGGCAGCGTTTTCTTCGTTAGGGGTTTCGGTTTGCTCGACTTGTGGCTGCTCCGCTTGGGCTTCCACCATTTCGGCTACTTCTTCAGACATAGATTTCTCCATAAAAAAAAGCCCCCAGAACAGGGGGCATAAGGTGGGGCTAACTTTCGTTAGATCGTGACGTTTGTCCCGATTTCTTGGCTGAGGGCTAAGCCACTCTGCTCAACTTGTAATCTCGCTTGTTCGTATGCGAGTTTTTCTCTTTCGAGGTTTAATTTCTGCTGTTCCATCTGTGCTTCAATACGGGTTTTCTCAAGGTCTGCCTGTATCTTCATTACATCGGTCTGGTTCTTGGTTTGCTTCTCTTCAAGCTGTGCTGACATCTGCTGGAGCTGCATTTGAGATTGTTCTAATTGCTGTTGAAGCATCATTAGACGTGGATCGTCCCCGCCCTCTTCCAAGAGTTTTGGATCAATGATTTTCTTCATACGCTCGGCCATAGCCTGAGCCCCTTCAACGTCCGAATTTTCGAACATCAAATCACCAACGACATTCATCATTTCAGGGGAGCGAACGATTACGTTTTCATAGAACTGTGCGGAGGCTTGGCGCTTCGTGGCGTAAGACGTACCCGTAGTGACACGAACATCAAACTTACCCGTACGAAGATCGACTGTTTGTTCCTGCTCTTCACCCAAGGCACCATTAACGCCAATCTGCTGGGGCTTGTCCTCGCCATCAATAATACGAATAACGCGCTCGCTGTCATATATCTCTGGGATTGCGTGAACAAGAATGCGCCCGACATGGGTTAGGGATTTAATCAGGTTATCGCCAAAGTGATAAGTCGCTGTATCGGATTCCAGTTTGCGGCTGTCAATAGCCACGCCTGAGACTTCGTTCGTTCTATCCCCTACCCCTGCGCCGTATATACCCAAAGTGGAGCGGATATGGTCAACTGATTGGACAAGGGCTTCAACATAACCCATAGGGGATGGAGGGGGGGCAATGGGTATTGGTGGAGGGAGAGGCTTGCCAGCATCATCATAGGGCTCATAACGCAATGCGGCTGCTTTATGGGGGGAGAGGTAATCGTCTTTATAATCGTCAATCTGACCTGACGCAGCCTGCCACTTCGCGCTGGTCTGTTTCATCAATGAATCAGCTTGCAAGGACTGCCAGAGGTTATGCATTCTCTGCGCTTCTTTGGACTTGCGAATAAGGGAATATATCTCGCGCTTACCGTCTACCCATGCTTCCTCTCCGTAGACAGGAACGATAGGAATGTATTTGCCGGGGAAGATTGTCTTTTCTAATTCGTCCTGACCAGAGAGCATACAACGATGCACAACACGTTTCTTGACTGTGCGAGTCGGGACTTCCCCCATATCTTCGGTGTAATCAGTAACCTCACCATTGATCGAGGTAATAACGCGGTCTTGCTCTTCAATATAGAAGTATTCAGCAATAACGACTTCATCATCCTCGCCCTTACATTCCTTACCCTCATCAGTGAAAGAGACAGGTGTGAACTTGGGGTAACGCTTTTTGAACTCGGCAACGGATAATGTCTCTAATACCCATCCTTCCATTGCATCCGATCCATCAGGCTCTATGCAGTCGTCAAGATAAACAGCCAAAGGATTAACAACGCGCTTAATAAATAAGGCCTGCTCTAACCCATCATCGTTCTCATAGTCATGGTCAACACGAATAAACCCGAGTGAACACTTGATGGCGTTATTAACGGCCATATCATAAGCATTGTCGGCGTTTGATTTGTATTCGATATTGCGAATAAGACCCTTGTATATCTCGGCTGTCTCTTTGTCCGCGCCCGTGGCTGGTATGACATTAATCGAGGGAGTGTTCATGCGAATGTCATTTGAGACTTGATGCACGAACTGGTTTAATTGGTCTATTTGAATAACAGGAAGGTCGGCTTGTCGTCTGGCTTCTGCTACCCCCTCGTCCCATTGAGAGTGCTTCTCGTCAGATTGGAATTTCAGGTCGTCTTTGGCCTTGTCGTAAATATCATGCCAGTATTGTTTTTTGGTCTCGAAGCTCTTATGGGCTTTCTTTACTATGTCTTCCAATGTCCTGCCGCTATTTGCATTGATACTGCCTTTGGTTTCTTGGTGGGGGTTATCTCTAGTGCTTGGGCGAGGTATCGAAACGCCGCCGCGCTGTCGTCTTCGTGGATTTCTTTCCACTTGCCTGTTTTCTCGTTACGCTCTGCCTTTTCATGCCTTAACGCTTGAAGCCCGTCCTGACACTTTGTCTCGTCAATGTAAGCTTCTTTTATTAGCTGCTTGGCCTGTCTACGCCCTGCGTCTACCGAGAGGGCTGGCATTACACGGGACTTGGTAAGCCCGTATGTTCTAAGCTGGTCTTGAATTGACCCCTTCATGCCTAGGCGGGTATGCCCTGCATCGTGGGGTAAGTTGTGAAAGCCGTTGTAACCCTTTTCCTTGATCCAATCAGCGTAGAAATCAAGGTCTTTAAAGTTATCGGATATGTGATCTATTATGCGGGTTTCTCGCCCTACTATCTGCGCTACCCATATGGCCGTTGCATCTGCTCTCCCCAAGTCCCAAGCCGTGATAATATCAACACCCGCCTTTTTGGGGACGCATGTTATTCTTTCCTCGGCCTTAGCATCTTCTAACAGCTTGGCGTAGTAATGACCGTGGAAGGATGTGTCGTACTCACCAAGCCAAATATGCCCAAAGTCCTCAGGGTTGTTCTTCTTATCAAGTTCAACTTCCCTTAATACTTCCGAAGAGAGAAAAGGATTGTCCGTATAATTTACGTGAATAACCAGAACATCAGGCTCATTCCTGACCTGATTGCAAAACTCGTCAATAGCATCTTCGGGAAACTTTGGGTTCCATGTGAAGATAAGCTGTGATCCTTCCGTCCTGATTGTAGGGCGGAGAACCTTTAATGTGTTCCGTGTGCAGTTCTGGGCTTCTTCAAACCATGCAATCTTAAACCCCTCTAAGGATTTAATGTTGTCGGCTGTTAGATCATTCATGCCCTGAAAGTAAAAAAGGCCGGAATCTTTCCCAATCTGTTTACGAACTTCGCTCTGCACTGATTTGTATAGGGAGGAAATCCCCATTTCTTTAACTTTATTATCAACCAAGGACTTCGAGGACTTATCAATTGATTTCTGGATTTCTCTCAATCCAACAATCTTTAGGTCTTCCTCTTCGATAGAACGCTCTATCAGGTAATTAACCACCTCGTGTGATTTTCCCGAACTTCTACCGCCTTTGATGAATATGTATCTATGCTTAGGGTCTAGCGCCTGCGCCCAATCGGCACTGGAGAAGTCAATCTCTATCTCTGGCACTAATGATATTCTTTTTGATCGAGAGCCTTATCTCGCCGTCTATATCTACTTTGTCGTTCAATAAGCCGTGCAGCTTGGCCTTACTGTTGGAAGCGCTAACAGCCGATGCCGCTTGCTTTTCCATCATGGCCAATATGCGGGCTTGTTCCAGTTCTGCGGTGATAGAATCTACCGTGACTTCGTGGCGCTTTTGCAGCCGCTCTTGTAATTGTTTTATCCTTGCAGCAACCTTGCTGTCGTTTAATAGCCTCGAAGCCGCCTCATTAATTGTTTTTGTTGTCATATTCTTGGCGTTGTATGATTGCCTATATGCTTCGCTGGCATTTCCTAGTTCAACGTATTTTTGGGAGAACTTCTCTTTCTTAGGCGTTATCTTCATTAGCCTGCACCATCAACTGCTTTACATACGCTCTGCGGCCTTTCTTGTGCTGGTCGTCAATTAGGCGCTTGTCTTCGTCCGTCCATAGCTCTGGAGGGTTTTTCAGTATATCGAGTAGTCTTTCTTCCATGGTGTTTCCTTTGCCTTGTGGCTGCTCCGAATGGGCAGGAGGGGTTAAGCGATCCTCGCCGCTATTGTGTCGTTGTTTTTGTCGTTAATACCTGTGAAGTCTATTTTCTGGCCAAGGTCGCACTTTAATGCTTGATGCGAAGTCGTGGCGGTTGCTGAACCCTTACCAAATGTGTAATAGACCCGCACTGTGGCATCACTGGATACTTCTACGTATTTCGTGCCAGTAGGAAGTTCAGTGCTGTTTGTGCCTGTTGTGGAAAGAGTAGAAATCGTCGCCGTGCCAAGATATTTATCCTTTACGGGAATATTCCCATCGTTGTTTATGTCGCCATAACATTCTACTGTGAGGTTGGCCATTTCATTTCCTTATTGTTAAATCTCCCCCCGTAACTGCGTAGAGGCATGTGAACAACTCGCTCGAATGGCGGTTGGGGGATTCAATGTTACGAGGGGAGGAATATTGCCAGCGCTCAATCAGTTGTATAAATCAGGCCAGCAATATTATTTGAATAATAAAAAACCCGCAGCGCTTCTATGATTGGCGTGGCGGGTGACGTACCTACTGGGTACTATAGTACTTTACACCATGATTTCGCGGATTGCAACTATAATTGATTACCCATCCCATTTAATATTGCATACTCATTCAGGCCGCGCTTGTACCAGCTTACAATTGTGCTGTGATGCGCTCCAAAGCGGGTTGCATACTCACTGGCCGTCATACCATGTTCTTCAATTGCACTCACTGCGTCAACCCATTGCTTTTTTGTCTGGAATTGCCAGCTATGCAGCTTACCGATTTTCTTGCGGATAGTATCAATCATTTCCTGTGATGGCTCCCCTCGCCCTCCTACGCGCCCCATGTTCGTTGTTTTAATTCCAAGCAAGGCATATCCCCATCCCTTTTCCACCAGATCATAGGCAATGGCTATTTCCCGCTGACAGTCTATCAATGCCGGAGTTAATGATTTGAGAAGCCGCGCTCTGGATATTCTCATGCCGTGGGTTTTAATGTACCGCTGAGAACCCTTTACGTGTTCGGTGTATTCCCATTGTTGTCCGTTATCGCTCATGTATTGCTCCACTGTTGATAGTCTTGGGTTAGGCCGCGCTGTTCGAGGAATGCTAATGCGGATAGTTCTTGACTTGAAACAGGCTTTAAATTCCTATTGCTACTGTACGGGATTAATTCTAAATACCCCTTTTTCACAAGTCGCTGGGCAATGGTGTAGGGCAAGGATGTCGAACTCACTCCGGTGCCTTCCATCATATCCCGATAGCTCGGCGCGAATCCGTTTTCCTCCCAGTACAGGGATATGTAGTCCTTGAGTTGTTTTTCTTTGGGGGTCATGCTGCTCTCCTATTCAAAAAAGTACGGGCCGGATTTTAAATCCATCATTACCCATCCGCGTTCTTCACTGCCAAGATTAGCCTTGATCGTGTACCGTGATGCGTCCATTTCTAACCAGCGGGTGTGTTCCTGTCCTTCGGGCTGGCGTATCATGTAAAGCTGGTCACAAGCCTTTCTAAGCCCGTTACCGCCAAACAGTTTCCCGTCCTGATTCATCTGCGCCAATAGAACGCACCAAAGCTTGTTCTTACGGGCAAAGTTGGCAACGCCCTGTGCAACGTCCCGAAGGTGCTTCTCTTCGCTCTGGCCTCTCTCCTGCCCCTGTACTAGCTGCCAGTAGTCCAGAATAAAGCCCGTAATTTTGTATTTTATTTTGGCAACGCGGATTTCAGATAGTATCTCGTCAAGATTTGCCCCTATCAGGTCGGCGTAATAGGCGTTATCGTTCGTCTTGGCGGTTTCAATCGTGCCTTTTTTCACGGTGCCTTTGTAAAACTCCAATGAGTTAAATCCGGCTGCGCGCGCAATGTTTCTTTGGTGTATCTGCTTTGCGCCCATTTCCATGGCAACGTACAAATGCGGGGTATTAAGCTGGAATGACAGGGTATGTGCTAACGTGGTCTTTCCCATCTTCTCGGCACCGCAGAACCCGTATGTAAATCCTTCATACAAACCGCCGCCGGTTACGTTATCCAGCCCCTTAAACCCTGTAGAAAACTTATTCGGGGGAAGCTCGGTTTCATTCGCGATGATCTGCGTTAGCTCTTGCGAGGTCATGATTTTGTTTGTCGAGATTGTGTTTTCTAAGCGGCCTTGCGCATACGCTGCTACTTCGGTTGCGTCTTTCCCGTCCAGCATTTCCAGCATGGTCTTGGCCGTGTCGTGAAGTTTGCGTTTCTGCGTTAAACCTTTCAGAACATCGGCGTAATCCTGCAAGCTCTCTTCGAAATGCGTGATTGTTCCATCCACCAGTGAGCGGACATAATCAAACTCTTTCGTGCCTACGTAATCCTTTACACGCTTGCCGCCCTGTATATCTCTGAACAGGCGGTAATGTTCGATGTCGTGAAAGTCCTCTTCACTGAGTTTCAGCGGTACAGGGTTTGCCAGTAACCCGCCAAGCAAACACTGCTCGATTTCGATGTCGTAAAAATTCATAGTGCTATCTCCATGCCGTTTATGGCTTGATTTTCTTTACGCTTCACCCACTCGGCTTTAAAACCCTGCCAGTTGCGGATAATCATTTCTTTCAATGCTTCTTCCAAAGACCAGTTAACTTTTTCACTTTCACGAACGATGCTATCAAGAACGGTTTCGGTTATTTCTGCTTTTTTGTTTTCACGGTGTGCTACAAAATCATTCCAAGTCTGCTCTGAAACATTTTCAGGTTTTTTTATTTTTAATTTTTTTATTCTTCCCTTCTTCCCTTCTTTATTGTTGTTAGTTGTTTGTTGTTTGTTTGTTGATTGATTGTTAGGTTGCTTGTCGATGTCCTGATATTCGGTGTACTTAGTTATTGATATTATTGAATATTTATTGGTTGAAGTGATTGTTATTTCGTTTGTTGATTTTAAGTGTTTTAGGCTTGTGCGAACGGACTGTATCGAAATGCCTGTTGCCCTTGCTATAGAATCCAATGAAACCGCCAGTTGCCCACGTTTTATGGTGCGTCCTTCGAACGTATTTTGCTCATAATTCGCATTTGTAAGCAGATACAAAAACACGGAAAAAGTGTTAGGCTTATGCCTCCATCCCCACGTGTTTATTGAGCGGTATAATTTTATAAATCCAGCCATTCTTCCTCCCGATCAAACTCATTTAAAACATGCTCGGCTTCGCTCTTTTCAAACAAGCCGGATTCAACACTAAGAGCGACACGCGCCCTAAATTCTTCCCTGCATGGCGTTGCAAGGCACATATTCATTACAATCTCTTTCACAACTACGCTGATATGCCTCATACCGCCCTCATTTCCGCTTCGGACATGCCGAAAACCTTGTTTAAATCATCCAGTTTCCCAAAGCGCACGTTTAACGCCTTTATAAGCCCCCTGCGGAGTTGTTTGCTCTTCTCGGTACGGGCGTTGCGGAGGTTGTAAATCGTTGTGCCATGCTCCGTGCAGAAGTCGTTCATGAAGTGCTGGACTATTAGGGGGAGGTTGGTGAAATGCTCATTCATTATTTCCCAGCCCTGTTTATTACCGTTCTAATTTCTGATTTATTGCGCTTACTACTGGAAATTCTATAATGATAGCTTTGAACTGGCTTTTTGAAATGCTCGATATAATCGGAATTGTCCGGCTCGCGTAATTTACTTTCATGCACGATTACATGCTTACATTTCATCGTTGAAACCCACACATAACCGTCTTCTAAGAAAGCGGAACCCTCGGGTTTTAGATCACCAATCCAACACGGCTCATCGTTGTACATTCTAGGACGGGGCATCTCATACCGTGGCCCAGCCTCTTGGACATGCTTAAAAAAATGCTTGTACCATTTATGCGCGGATTGCTCTGGTGAAATCTGATGCGATAGGGCATTTGAATAATCAAATTCAGGCGATAAGGCTATGTCACCTCGAAACATTGTAAACATATTAACTTTTCCTCCATAATGTATGATTAAACCGTATGTTTTCAGGGGTGTAGTCTACCATGTGTCCCCTGTGAATTGGCCTTTAGCGTTGCGTTTCTTAAGGGCTTGGGGGGCTGTTTTAGCAACATGTCTGCGAAACTCTAAAAACTTCATTGCTTGCATATTTGTATTTTGCATATAGTTATGGAACTCTTGCGCCCACTCCCGTCTAAGCTCAACACACTCTTTGGCGTACTCGTTCTTAACTTGAACAATAAGGTCGTATTTTTTTCTGCTTACAAATGGCCATTTCATGCTAATTTCTCCTTCATGATTGCTTCGATCTGGTCTACCCCGTCCCGCTTGTCGTGAGCCGTTAGAATTAGAACTTCGTAATTCAGCTCTTTAAGCTGGGCGTGGTATTCTTTTTGATTGACGTTCAAGCTGCCCTTCCCTGCTTTCAACTCAATGAATAGAGGGGGCGCGATAATGGAATTGAAAAATATAATGAGATCAGGTACGCCAGCGCGAACGCCCATAGCCTTTAACTTCGCTGCTTCGGACTTACCCCGCTTGCCCCCATTGGGAACGTGGAAGAAGGTAAACCTCTTGCGAGTGTGCGCCTCTAAACCCTTTAGGTAGTGCGCTATGGCAATTTGAATTTCTTGTTCTAGAAATCGCATAGTGTTCCCCAACACGTAAATGGTGGGAGAAGCCCGTTGCTTAAACGCTACCTCTCCCTGAGTTGATTTGAGTAATGAACCTCGGTGCTTCACGCTGGATTGTCTCGAATGGATATCCGGTTTCGTCGCAAGGTAAATGCCGCTTTTTTGTTTAGACACCGTAGGCGGTAACGGTGTTTATTAGGGCTGGCAGGGCTTGACACCTGCTTTACTGGGAGACGCTTTCAACTCCCTAATGCCTTTTTGTTTTGCTATGCCGCCAGTTTCGGCTAACTGGTCACGTTTGTTCTGCGTGTCCTTCCACGCCGCAGCCCCATAATCTTTTCGAAGAACTCTCGGAGTGTTTGAGAGTGAGAGCGCTTCGAGAAAACTATTGACGCTGTGGATAACTTGTGCTTTAACCCCTTTTATTACTGGTAAATTTATGAAAACCGCATTGGCGTGCGGCCTTGGTAAATTCACTAGGCAGACGTTGGCGCGTCTGGTTGTAGTTCCTCATATGGAAGCGGCGTTCTGGTTTTTTTTGCCTCTTTCAAAAGTTTGGAATGATGTTTTGGGGGTACATAACCCCGTGTTTTCATTTTCTCAATATTGACCCTGGTAAGCCCTATGCGCTCACCGAGAAAAAATATCTTTGTCCAAAAATCATCACTCATAAAAGCAGTATTGGACAATCTGTCTAACATGTCAATAAATAATTCGACAATTTGTCAAATGACATGGAGGACTGAATCAGGAATGAATACATTATGGAAGAAATCTGGGACAGAACGAAGCAGGCGCGCGAAGGCTTAGGTATTGACGCAAAGGAAATGCCAGCCAAATTTAAGGCTCTAGGCATAGAAATGACCACTGATGCTTATTACAAATATGAATCACGCAGCCCCCTAAAACAGCACCTTATAACCCCGTTTTGTAAAATAACTGGCGTAAATGAGAAATGGCTTCTCTCTGGTGAGGGTGATATGAATGCGAATTCAACACAAATATTATCAAAAGAGCAGCGACTTGTAGAACTGCTCAAACAATCAGCAGGCCTTATGCCAGAAGAAGATCCGCATAAGGCTTTTTTAAATGCTATAATTCAACAAAAAGAGAAAGAAAAAAAATGAGATATATTTTAATAGCCGGGCTTTTGCTTTCAGGCTGCGCTACTCAAAACTATACCGCGTCATGTAACATGCTTGCTACCGATATGGGTAAAGATCAGACTTGGTTGGAGAGTTGTTATAAAAATGAAAATGTTTGGAAAAGCGGGATATATGAGCGCGCCGAAACAGCTACTCCCAAAGACCTATGCGCAGGAATATCTATAAACTATGAAAAGGAAATGGGGCAGAAATTCAAAGAAATAGCAGACGCCCGCGGGATTGAATGTACCGATGATAGTTTAAATAAGTCATTTGTGGTCAGAGATTAAAATGAAAAAGCTTACTTTTATTATCGTGGTTATACTTTCAGGCTGCGCGCATCAAACGCCAATCAAACCCGCTGCACAAAATCAATATGAGAGTGATTTGCAACTATGCGAAAGCATGGCAGGACATGTAAAGGCCGCTACAGTTAATTCTGCTGCTGGCCAATCAGATACTATGAGCTTCGGCCTTGGTATTGCTGGCGGCGCAGTTGGGGGCGTTATAGGCAGTTTAATGGATACCCACATGACCGCCAGCAAAGACCCCAACTACCACAAATCGAAAGACGACCTGATAGCGGAATGTATGGCTAATCAGGGTTATTCAGAATCCGCTCCGCTTCCTCTATAGTCTCGTTTATTTTCCTTTGCAGGCTGTATAGTATCTGCATTGCCGCGGTAACTGCTTCGTCTTTTCCCATGTATTCCCCTTTTCTAATAATGTTTTTTACAACCATAATATGTTTTATTTAATAAATTCATAACCCGAACCAATGCGAACGGATCGGGAACATAACCCATGATTTTATGTGCTGTCAATATATTTTGGGATTGTGGCGGGGGTGTGTAATTTGTGGGGTTATTCGTGGGTACCAGGGTATCTTTTGCCGTAGCTGGCCTCTTTATCATCCCTTGTAATGCGTGAGAATTGATCTATTGCATCCATAAGCATTTGAAGCTGTTCCTTGTCGATACGGCCTTGGTTATAGATTTGCTCGACATTACGCTTAGGCACTGTTGTGTTCTCCCCATGTATCAATGGTATATCGTACCACTCCATCCATGAGCCCTCTACGGCCTTAATACGTATGCTTATTTGTGCGTGGGAATCAGCTTTATGCGGGCGGATAATTCTTACATCATCCAAAACTTCATTAATGGTGCCAGTGATTGTCATTTTTACAATCGGCGGCTGCTTTTGCTTCTCTCTCATAAGGAGATTTTTAAAGCGATTCTTTAGTATTTGCAATCCCATACCCCACCCTACCCCTTGTGTTTCCTGATGTGAAGAAAAAATAGACAAAATGTCTAATTTAGTTGTTGACTTGGTGGACAATTTGTCCAATACTCAATTCAACAAAAGGGAACAAACAAATGACGACCATCCAGACAGTAGAAGCAGCACTAAACGAGTTCAGCACGAACTACCTAGAAGAGCGCTTTGACCTAATCAAAACAGACATGGAAAGCGGCGAGGATATGCAGATAGACCTTGAAGAGCTTCTTGGTGAGATCGAATACCTGAAAGATCAGGAAGCCGCCGACAATTACACATACCAATCACATGAAAGCATCTTCGGATGCCCTGCGAGGATTTAATGACCCCTCAATCATACAACATATTCCCCCTCTTGAAACTAAGAGGCAACCAACCACCACCAGCAGCCAATCAGAACGGCTACACACAAATGGAGACAAGAGCATGAAATTATACGACACAACAGAACAGGAAGTACACGAAGGAACGCCCTCTTCCTTAGAGCGCAGAATTGTACGGGACAAGCTGGATAAAATCCAAGCCGCCGCCGCAATCGTTCAATCCTTTGGATATGACGTATCAGACATTCAGGAAACTGTAAGAGACATTAACGAAGCAATGATGGAGGCAGCATGACACGCTTAGGAACAATACCCATTTACTTCCCTACCGAAGACAAGCGCATTCAGGAGTATCTAAACAAGAATATAGCGCATCACCAGTTGCACGTTAAGCCTGAAAGCAATGGAAACATTCGCGCATGGGTTAAAGACACACTGACCGCAATCCTGTTCGTAGGGGTTATATACGCCCTGTTCGTTCTATCTGCTGCTTTTGAGGTGACGCTATGATCGGGATTATTTTAGCATGTGCTTGGTTATTGTGGGCTGGTTATTTGCTCTTTTACAAGAAAGATGACGGGATTTGCTTTTATGCGTCTGTGATTATAGCAAACGTATGGGCGGCACAATCATGATCCCCTTCGAAACTTTGTACACCCAGAGCGAAGTAGCAAACGACAACAACGCCATTCACGCAATGGCAGGAATTACCGTTCGCGGTAAAGAGGCGGGGTTTGTTCCCCTGACGACCCGCCTCGCACTTATTTGGAGGTGGATATGGAGCTAATACCCCGAAGACATATCCGCGCCCTACCCTATGAAGTCCTGAAAGAGCTTGAAAGCCGCATTAAAGGCAAATTCGAGCAACGCCCAGAGAATTACATATGGGCAAAATCTAACCACTGGGTGCGCCTGAACAGATTGAAAGGCCGCATTAGCGTGGAACTTAACCGAAGACACTTTAACCCATGGAGGCAAGAATATGAACAACAAAACCATTGAAGAGCTTAAGAAAAAGCTAGACCCCAAACACGTTGCAGCACGCAAGCAAGGCGGCGCACAGGTCTCATACATCGAGGGCTGGCATGCTATCGCCGAGGCCAACCGTATATTCGGCTTTGATGCCTGGATGCGCGAAACCGTCTTTCTAAATGTTGTAAGCGAGAGAGAACGTAAAATCGGCCAACAACAAAAAGAAGGTTGGGGCGTTACTTACATTGCCCGGGTGCGCATCACAGTTGGCGATATTATCCGCGAGGGTGTAGGCGCTGGCCACGGTATTGATGTTGATCTAGGCCAAGCCCATGAGAGCGCCATCAAGGAAGCAGAGACCGATGCAATGAAGCGCGCCTTTATGACGTTTGGCAATCCCTTCGGCCTAGCCCTGTACGACAAGAGCCGCGAAAACGTGGGTGTTGATACGTACTTTCAAACCAGCGAACAGCGCGTTGAATGGATGAAGAAAGCCAAGGAAGCCATCGACAAGCTTGAAAGCCCCGAGGAAATCACAAAATGGATGGGTGAAAATGCGCATATCATTTCAGAACTCGGTGAAAAGCAACAGGACGCAATGAATAAGGTTGCGGTAGATCGCAAGACCGCCGTTAGCCAAGCCCCATTGGAGGCCGCAGAATGAAGCTAGTCGATACACTCAAACGCATACGCGAAATAGCTGAAACGCTACCAGACGATGACCCCGACAAGCTGGAAATGCTCAATACCGAAGCCGACTATGACGAGCTGATGGAATGGGCATTAACCAAGCGCAACGAACATATGGCAATGGCCGAAGCAAACAAAAGCCTGTCCGATACCTACGCCAAGCGTAAAAAGTCATTCGAGAACAAAGCAGACAGCATGAAAGATATTGTCCGCTGGATATTGAGTGAGGCGAAGGAAAGGAAATTCCAAGGCGCTGCCGGTACGGTGTCAATCGGGCAAAAACCGCAGGGCGTGAAAATAACAGACGAGAGCAAGATTCCAGAACGGTTTTTCAAAACAGAGAGAACACTCATGAAAGCCGAACTAAACAAGGCCGTATTAGGCGGCGAAACAATCAAAGGTGCCATTAAAGACAATGGCGGCGAAACATTGATCATAAGGAGCAAGTAAAATGAAGGCAAAAACAATAAACAAGGTTTTAAGTAAAAAATTATCAGATTGGTTATCAAATATTGACGACATTAGCCTGATTAAAAAGATTGAAGATGACGCTATCATAACTGGCGGCAGCATCGCCTCAATGTTGCTTAACGAAGATGTTAATGACTATGACGTTTATTTTAAGACAGAGGAAACAGCGCTTGCCGTAGCAAAATATTATGTTTCCAAGTTTAATGACGCAAATCGAGATTCAAAGGCTTCGATTAAGCATGAAGAAGGCCGTATTAAAATCCATATTCAATCAAATGGCGTGGCAACCGAGGACGGTGGAGAGGATATACTTGAGACTTCATTTGATGATGCTGTTGAGGCGCTGAGCCAAGCCGATGATTGCCCTGTTCCTGTAATTGAAGAAAAGCCAAAATATAGAGTTGTTTTTCTTTCATCAAACGCCATAACGCTATCCAACGACATACAGATTGTAATTCGCTTCTATGGTGAGCCATCAGAAATACATAAAAATTATGACTTCGCACATTGCACTAACTACTGGACAAAGAGCGGCGGGGTAATCCTAAACCAAGATGCGCTAGAGGCTCTATTAACAAAAGAGCTTGTGTATATGGGTTCAAAATATCCTCTTTGTTCGATCATAAGAACAAGAAAATTCATCAAGCGCGGCTATCAAATAAACGCTGGCCAGTACCTGAAAATGTGCTTTCAGCTTAATGACTTGGATTTAAACAACATTGAGGTTCTAGAGGATCAGCTTGTTGGCGTGGATAGCGCATATTTCATGATGCTTATCAACGGTATCAAGAAAAAGACCGAGAATGACCCAAGCTTCAAAGTTTCAACCCCCTACATCGTTTCAATAATAGACAAAATTTTCTAAAGGAGAAAAAAATGGCTGGATCAGTAAACAAAGTAATTTTAATCGGAGGCTTGGGGAAAGACCCTGAAATCCGCACAATGCAGACAGGCAAGAAGGTTGCCAACCTATCCCTTGCAACGTCCGAAACATGGAAAGACAAACAGACAGGCGAACGCAAGGAAAAGACCGAATGGCACCGCGTTATAATTTTCAACGAAGGACTTGTAACCATTGCCGAGCAATATCTAAAGAAAGGCTCCAAAATATACATTGAAGGCCAGCTTGAAACCCGAAAATGGACAGACCAATCAGGAACAGAGAAGTTTACCACCGAGGTAGTACTGCGCCCGTTCAGGGGTGAGTTGAACATGCTGGATACGCGGGGCGGTGATGCCTTTGCAGACCACAATCAAGAAACCTCCATAGCTCGCGCTCAAACCTCCACAGCTAGCTCTGTAGGTATTGACGAAATGGAAGACGAGATCCCGTTCTAATGCTGATGTTCCCCAAGCAATCAACCTTACAGGATAAGAAACACATTACGTGGATCAAAACCCTGCCCTGTATTCTAACAGGAACTAACGAGGTTGAGTGTTGCCACATACGCGAAGGTGAAAACGCAGGCTTGGGGAGAAAGCCATCCGATGAAATGACTGTGCCTATGCATTATTTGCTTCACAAGGCGCAACACGCGGCAGGAAGTGAGTCCAAGTTCTACGCCGCGCACGGTTATTCATTGAAGGAGGTAAAGCAGCTTGCCAGAGATTTATACGCAGTAAGCGGCAACACCGATAAAGCACTAGAGATAATAGCGAGGTTCAGATGATCTACCAACTATCCAGAGAGAAGCCATACGTATTCAATAACCTGTTACGGGATCTGGCCAACCTACCGAACAAGCCTATGACGGTTGAAATCAAAGATCGGAAAATCACCCGTTCAGTCATGCAAAACGCTTTGATGTGGAAGTGGTACACAGTTCTAGGGGATCACTTCGGATACACCAAGGATGAAATGCACGAGGAACTGGCCACGCGCTTTCTGGGTATCGTTGAAAGAAAGACCATAGGCGGTAGGCTATTAATCGAACCCCGCTCTACTGCAAGCCTGAACACCAAGGAAATGACCGAGTATTTAGACAAGATTCACGCGCTGGCATTAAATCAGGAAATCAAACTTCCCCAGCCGGATTATTACGGATTAACAGGAGAATAATATGAGAAACGAATTTGCATACGGCCTGATAGCAGGAGCCATGATGATGATGTTAGCCCTCTCAATGCAGAGCAAACAGATCACCCATAACGTCAATTTGACATTGGAAAAACCGATTGAAGCACGGCTTAAAATGGAAGCAGTAAATTGCTTAACCCAGATATGCGAAGACTGAGAAAGCCCGAAGAGATTAACGATTAACGATTTGGAGAGATTGATATGATTGAAATGTTCACTGCCTTAGCAATGCTTCTGGGCGCAATAGCTTGGCCAGCCTGCATAGTGGCTGTCTGCATTATGATAAAGAAAGAAATGGAGAAAAACCAACCATGACCCCCACCCGAGAACAAATACGCGCGCTATGTGATGCGGCTACGGATGGGGAGTGGCACGTTGTCGGCCTTCCTTGGAATAATGGGCTACCGTATATTATCGCCGGACATTATGACCCGCACGTTGGCAAAGCAATCATTGACTTGCTGGATCAGGACGAATTTAGCGGTGAGGATGATGAAGATATTGAACGCCAAATGGCTCAATTTGAAGCAGAGCAACACGCCAACGCCCGTTTCATAGCAGCATCCCGCGCCATAATCCCGCACCTCCTTGATGAAGTGGAGCGGCTGGAAAAGGCTTTGGAGGAATATTCTAAACCTGAAAATTGGACTGTTACAGATGAGGGCATGAATCGTATATGGCTTGAGCCCGATAGTGCAACACCCGAAGCATACCATGGCTACGAGTTAGCCCAACAAGCACTAGGAGAGAAAACATGAGTGATGAAATGCCGAAAGAGATATGGCTAAATAAGTCAATTATTACCGATGAATATCTTAACGATATAGTTGAAGTTGGCGATATCAAATATACCCGATCCGACCAAACCGCCGAAATGCAAGCGGCTATTGTGGAGTTGAGGGAAAGAACCATTGAATTATCCGCAAATGTTCAGGTCTTGACGAACATAATTAATGAGCCAGATGGCGGCACTGCTTTGCAGAAGCTATTCCTTCTACGTGTAGCAAAAGACACAGTGGACGAAGCCGACCAAGCCATAGCAAATACAGAGAAGTGGGTGTGATGAAGGTATTAATAGCTTGTGAATATTCTGGTGCTGTTCGGGATGCGTTTATTGCGCGCGGAATTTGGGCAATATCTTGCGATTTACTTCCAACCGACAGACCGGGACCGCATTACCAAGGCGATATACGCGACATTATAAATGATGGTTGGGATTTAATGATTGCACACCCACCTTGTACATATTTAACCAATGCTGGTGTGTGCCATTTGCACAAAGACTTAGGCAGGTGGGATAAAATGCGTGACGGCGCGGAGTTTTTTAAAATGCTACTTGATGCGCCCATTGCAAAAAAATGTATTGAAAATCCTATTATGCATAAATACGCGGTTGAGATTATAGGCCGCAGACAAGATCAAGTTGTGCAGCCTTGGATGTTTGGACACACAGAACAAAAAGCGACTTGTTTATGGTTGCAAGGATTACCAAAGTTAATGCCAACAAATAATGTAAAAGACGAAATGATGTTATTACCGGCAAATCAAAGGCAAAGATTGCATTATTTACCACCTTCAAAAAATCGGTGGAAATTAAGATCAACAACTTACAAAGGAATTGCCGAAGCAATGGCAGAACAATGGAGCGCCCAATGAACACCAAATACAGACAAGACGCGAGCATTGCAGCTATGGCGGGGATTTTATCAAGCCTTGCGCCCGACCAAAAGATTACACCTGAGCAGTTATCATGTGAAGCACACGATTACGCCGAAGCCATGCTTGCCGAGGAAATCAAGCGGCATGGGGAGGAAGCGGAGTTGCAAAAACAGTATGACGAAGATTTGCTAAAGCTTAAGGCTGCTATGGATAAAGACTGGATCACATGGAACGGCGGGGAATGCCCTGTTAGCCCTGATACGGTTGTGGAGGTGGAGTTGCGGAATGGTGTTTTTCGCAAACGCGTGGCGAAGTCTTTCCATTGGCATCACGCAAAAAAAGGCGACGACGTCATCCGTTACCGCGTTGTGGAGGGGTGATATGGGACATAATTGCATATTACACGGGCACAAATGGTGCTGGCCTAATACATACACTGAAGTCGTAAAATGCGAGAAATGTGGAGAAATATTGAAAGGAATAACCCCAAAATGACTAACACAAAACAAGCGATTGATTACATGGTTTCGTACGGATTAGAAGCCCAAGAAAGCACTAGCGGTAAATCCTCAATGGAAATAGCCCTGATTGAACTGACCATACGTGATGCCCTCAAGACCCAAGAGAAGCTTGAGAACGGGGAAGTTGTGATGGTGCCTAGGCTGGCTACGTGCGAAATGCTTAATTGCCTGTTAAGAGGAACAGCATCGCCCGATAAGCTAGACATGGCGGCGAACTATCAAGCAATGATATCAGCACAGGAGAACGATGATGAATAAAGCACAAAAGGCAGCGCAGATATTAATAGATCATCAAGCATGGCGTTTGGGCGGTGATGGTGAGCCTACAAACCCGCAAGTATTAACCAGTGCAATTAACCACGCTATAGAAGCCCTGCAATCAATGCAATGGCAACCAATTGAGACTGCGCCTAGCGATGGGACTGAAATTATTATCACCAATGGTTTTGAGGTTTACACAGGTAAATATAGAAAATCGCATATTACAAATTACCAACCTTATTTCTGTAAATCATGTGATGGATATGAACTAAATGATGGTCACGATTACCAACATATTCCCATTTATATGTATAACCCGACCCACTTCATGCCCCTCCCCACCCCACCAGAAGGAGCGGAATAGATGTTAGATGAATTTGAAGTTGCCGAGCGCCTTGATTTGCCGGATGGTCTAACAGACTTGCAGATCAAGCGCAGAGTGCGGGGAATAATTGAAGAAGTTGGAATAACGCCCTTTAAATTTGACCGCAAAACGTGGTTAATACCAGAAGGACACATTGAATTTATAAAGGCCGAACTATGCCCCTTAAAGTCGAAAAGCGCAAATTCAAAGACGGTAGCGAGTCAAAAACATACTGGGTTCGCGGCACAATCGCGGGAAACGAGGTATTCAGAAGCACTAAAACTTCTAAACTCGCAGCCGCCAGAAAATTCGCGGACGAATTAGTAAAAGAAGCCGAGCAAGCGCGGATAGAAAGCAATGAAAAGCTATTTGTTGAAGCGGCAGTGCAGTACATTTTAAACGGTGGTGAGCGCCGATACCTTGAAAGAATAATGAATTTTATGAGTACAACTTTGCTTAATGATATAAATCAGGAGTATTTAGAGCGGGTATCCAAGCAGATGTTCCCCAATCATGCTAATTCGACCATCAAGCGTCAATTCTGGACACCTGTATGCTCTGTAATGAACTTTGCGGCCGAGCGTGAATGGTGCCCGCTTAAGAGGTTCCGCAAGCCCAAGGTAAAAGAAACAGTAATCAAGTGGGCAGAGACAGACTGGTATGAAGCCCTTTGGAAGCATTGCAGTGATAACCTCTACCGCACCACTGCCTTTCTGGGCTGGACTGGATGCCGTGTATCCGAAACGATCAACCTGACATGGGATAACGTATCTCTAAGCGGCCAGTGGGCTTACATCGAGAAAACAAAGAACGGTGAGTCCCGTACAGTACATCTTCCTGAAATTGTCATTGAAGCTTTGGAGACGGTTCCAGAGAACGAGCGCCACGGCAAGGTGTTTAAATACGAACACGGCAACTCGGTAAACAAGGGTATTGAACGCGCCGTTAAGATTGTAAACAGGCACCGCAAAGAGGAAGGTTTACAGCCTATCCCCTACCTTTCATCACATAAGATTGGCTCTCATTCATACGCTACCAGAATGATGCGTGACGGGGGCTTGGATATTAAGGGTTTGACCGATACAGGACGCTGGAAAGACATTAGAATGGCGGCGCGATATTCACACACAAGTAAAACGACCGCCAGTCAAAAAAGTGACTTGCTTCCTAAAGTAGAACGTGCAAAAATCGTGCATAAGAGGATAAAACATTGA